TCCTGAATCTGACATGAAAGCCGAGTACGGTAAAAAGGTTGCCCTTTATACCCATATGTACCTCGATGGTAAAACATGGCGTATGTATCAGGAAATCAAAGGACAGATTATCCCTGACTCTGGCGGTAGCTGGCCTATTGATAAATCACCTATGCTAGCTTTGCGTTGGACTCGGATCGATTCAGAGTCCTACGGACGTTCTTATGTCGATGAGTACCTAGGAGACCTAATTAGTCTTGAAGGCCTGTCTAAGGCTGTCGTAGAGGCAGCAGCAGCATCTTCTAAAGTTCTGTTTATGGTTAACCCTAATGGCACAACCCGTATGCGTGACATCTCCCAAGCGGAGAACTGCGCTATCGTGGCTGGTAATGCCAATGAGGTTTCTGTTTTACAGACTGAGAAGTACGCTGATATGCGTGTCGCTTACGACACCATCCGTACCATCACAGAACGCCTTTCCTACGCTTTCCTTATGAATAGCGCAGTGCAACGCTCTGGTGAACGTGTAACCGCTGAGGAAGTACGCTTCATGGCAAAGGAACTCGAGGACGCCCTAGGTGGTGTGTATTCGATCCTGAGTCAGGAGTTCCAGCTTCCATTGGTTAACCGCTTGATGGATCGGATGACAAAAGCCAAGCGTCTTCCAGCTTTACCGAAAGGTATTGTCCGTCCTGCTATTGTCACAGGTTTGGAAGCCCTAGGTCGTGGACATGACTTGAACAAGTACAACGCTTTCCTGACAGCCCTCCAACCCCTTGGGGCAGAGGCTGTCGCTCAGTATATGAACGTATCTGATTACATCACACGTATTGGAACAGCTCTTGGTATTGATATGGATGGTTTGGTTAAGACTGAAGAAGACATTCAAGCGGAGCAACAGGCAGCAGCCCAAGCTCAACAAGAAATGATGGCAAATGAAACAATGGGCAGAATGGCGGAGAAGGCTACACCAGCCGCTATGGAAATGGCTCAACAAGGATTAAATAATGGCGACGGAAACGGTTAATATCGATTCCCCAGATCATAACCCATCTTTGGAAGAACAGGCTGCGCTTCAAGACGAGGCGCAGTCTCCTTCTAATGAGAAGATACTGGGAGAATTTGACTCATACGAGGACTTAGAGAAAGCATATGAAGAACTGCAATCTAATTTCACAAAGTCTAGACAGGCTGATGTGGGAGAAAGCGAGACTGGAAGTTCGGATTCTTCTGATAATGAAAACTCTGAAGAGATCGCTCGTGAGGCTGTACAAGAAGCTGGTCTAGATTTTAACTCACTCAGTAATGAATATTGGGCGAATGACGGTCTTACAGATCAATCTTATGAATCCCTTGAGAAAGCTGGTATTCCACGAGAAATTGTGGACAGCTTCATCGAGGGTCAACAGTCTCTTTTACAAAACACCACTAACGAAGTTTATGACTCCGTAGGTGGTCAAGAAAACTATAGCACTATGGTTGATTGGGCAGCAGATAACTTGTCTGAAGGACAGGTGGACGCCTACAACCGAGCAGTAAATAGCGGTGACTTAGAAGAAACTAAATTTGCCGTTCAGGGTCTCCGCTCAATGTATGAGGCTCAACAGGGTTTTGAACCAGCAAGAAACTTGTCAGGTCAATCCCGCCCATCTGTCGATGCTTACTCGAGCTTGGCTCAAATGAAAGCAGACATGGCAGACCCTCGATACAGTTCTGATCCAGCGTTCCGTGATCAGGTCGCATCAAAACTGTCTCGATCAAACATCATGTAAGGATTACTAAATGGCTAGGAATTACGCAGCAGAATACGCTGATTACCATTCCAAGCCCGAGCAAAAAAAGCGACGGGCAGGAAGAAACGCAGCTCGTCGGTTAATGGTGAAGAAGGGTTTAGCTCGAAAAGGTGACGGCAAAGATGTCCACCATCGGGATAATAACACTCTTAATAACTCAGCTAATAATCTTTCAATAATGTCTCGTAATAAAAACCGAGGCATGAAGACCTAAAGAACACAGACCATTTGTACTTTCTGGCTCCCTGCGGGGAACAACCTCGAAGGAAAGGTGGCGAGTAATCTGAGGTTAAAACCTTTTATTTTAACTCGTACAATGAGGTACAACAAAAATGGCTAACGCTACTCCTTCACGCTTAGGCGCACTAAACGGGGGTGTCGATAAGGACGCCCTCTTCCTAAAAGTCTTTTCTGGTGAAGTTCTGACTGCATTTGAGCAGCAGACCATCATGATGGACAAACATCAGATTCGTACAATCGCTAACGGCAAATCAGCTCAGTTCCCTGTAATGGGTCGGACATCTGCTGATTACCATACCCCTGGCGATGAGATCACTGGTGACAGCATCAATCACGCTGAGAAGATCATCACAATCAACGATCTTCTCTTGGCTTCAACCTTCATTGCTAACATCGATGAAGCAAAGAACCACTATGATGTTCGCTCAGTATACTCTCGTGAGATGGGTATTGCTCTGGCTAATCAGATGGACAAGCATATTCTGCAAACCATCATTCAGGCCGCTAACGAAGCAACACCGACTGTAACTGGTGAAGCCGATATGATCGGTACAGTTATCACTTCAGCAACTTCAGGAACTGTAGCTGACGATATGATCGCAGCTATCTTCGATGCAGCTCAGGCTCTCGATGAGAAGAACGTCCCTGAAGATAACCGCTACGTCGTTGTGAAGCCTGAGCAGTATTATCTGCTGGCTAACAGCTCAAAGGTTATCAATGTTGACTTTGGCAACGCTGCAAACGGCTCTACCGCTTCAGGTAAAGTCATGCAAGTTGCTGGCATCAATGTCCTGAAGTCTAACAACCTTCCGACTGCAAACGTCACCACTGGTGTCGCTGCTGGTACATCAACCCGTCAAGCTGTTGACGCTTCAAACACCACAGCACTGGTATTCCACCCGTCTGCTGCTGGTACTGTGAAGCTCATGGATTTGGCTACAGAGTCCGAGTACGACATCCGTCGTCAGGGTACACTCATGGTAGCTAAGTATGCTGTCGGTCATGGCGTACTGCGTAACGAAGCTGCTGTGCAGATTCAGTCTGCCTAAGCAAACAATTAGAGAGGCTCCTTCGGGGGTCTCTCTTTTTACCTAAGAGGAAAAAACATGGCACTGACCCCTACTACCAAACTAGAGGCCGTGAACGTCTGCCTAACAAACATAGGCGAAGCTCCAGTTGCTTCACTCACAGGACTTCAAGTGGACGCTCAGGTTGCCTCCTCAATTATTGATGAAGTATCTCGTGAAGTTCAGTCTAATGGCTGGCACTGGAACACTGAGGTTCATACCATCTCCCCTAATATTTCAAATCAAATCCTTCTCCCTGCCAACACACTTCGTGTTGATACGGTTGAGAAAGATAGC